AGGTTAAAAAGAAACTGCGCGAGCTGATCCCTATTTTTGTTTTGAAAAACAGCGTGCGCATCCGGCCAAGGCTCATGTTCTATAAAACATGGGATGACATGCAGAATGAGCGGATAGATATTTTAAACAAATCAATTGAAAAGGCGCTGAATAAAGTATGACGGTCAGAGAAAGCATTTTAGAGAACGTAAAGACAACGCTTGAGGCAATCTCAATCGCAAACGGTTATCACAATGACATTGCCAGCGTGCAGAGGTGGCGGCAGTCCGGGAATTCGCTTGTCTTGATCCCTTGCATAGTGATTAATGCCGGACCCGAAGAAAAAGAGCCGGTGCCTAACCCTTTTACAACCTGCAAGTTTACCGTCTATCTTGATGTCTGGACAAGGCAGGCGCAGGATGATCCGCAGCCGACAGACGCGCTCTTAAATAGTCTTTTGGGAGATATCGAAAAATCGCTTATGGTTGACTACACGCGCGGGGGTTTTGCCAAAGATACGAATATCAAGTCCAATGTCCTTTTTGAAACTTTGGAAGGCCAGCCGCAGGCAGGCATCATCATAGAGCTGGAGATATTTTATCAGCACAAACAAAACGATCCCGAAATTTCGGGATAGAGGAGGTTAAATCATGCTTACACGTAAGCGTCAATTAGCAGCAAAAATAGAAGCGGTAGAAGGCACCGCTGAAACTTTGGCTGCGGCAGATGCCAGGCTTTTAGTCTATAACCCGAAGGTGAGTTTTGATATTGCAATGTTTGAGCGCAACCCTGCCAGACAGACATTTTCGAACATAGGCAAAATCCCCGGCAAGCGGCCTGCAGGATTATCATTCCGCTTAGAGTTACGAGGTTCAGGCGCAGCTGCTACTGTGCCGGAATGGGGCAAGCTGCTTCAGGCCTGCGGATTTGGGGTTAATACTCTAAAGTCCATGAATATAGGTGCGATTACCAACGGGCCTTTTCAGCATGGAGAAACGATTACCGGCGGCACATCTGCGGCTAAAGGGAGAGTTGTTATTAATACCGCTAACGGCGCAACCGCGATCCTGTTTGTTACTATTTCCGGGACCTTTGTCAGCGGAGAAGTAATTACCGGAGGTACGTCAACTGCAACTGCCGCTACATCATCTGTGCCGTCAACTGTCGGCAATGAGTTTAAGCCGATCTCAGATAGCATTCCGTCTCTTACCCAGGGCTGCTACGAGGACGGCCTGCGAAAACTTTTAAAAGGATGCCGGGGCAAGGTAAAGTTTGGCTTTAAGTCAGGAGAGCCGGTACTTCTTGATTTTGATTTTCAGGGCGTAGAAGCAGGGGTAGCGGATACGGCATTTCTTAGCAACGTCACTTACGAAACAACCAAGCCCCCGGCGTTTTTAAGCGCGCTTTTCTCAGTGGATGCTTATTCCGCTAAGGTCGGAGAAATGGATATCGATTTCGGCAGCATCCTGGCAGAGCGAGACGATATAAATGACCAGCGCGGGATCTTGTCTTTTGCTGTTACCGGCAGAAATGTCCTAGGTTCATTTAACCCGGAGATGGTTTTATCTGCTGCGTATGATTTTCATGCCAAGTGGTTTTCAGGCGCTGAGATGGTGGTTGATTTTACAGTGGGATCTGTCGCCGGGAATAAGTTCAGGTTTTATATTCCCCGCGCGCAGTATACCAAGGTTGAAGATGAAGATAGGGACGGCCTGCAAATAGCCAAGAGCACGTTCAGTCTCAACGGCTCGCTTTTATACGGGGATGATGAATTAAGCATTTTAGCGTTATAAAAAAAGGAGGTAGCCCATGCTTACCGGAATAAACATTTATGAAGCCAAGCCTTATAAGTCAAAACTCGATCCGGATAAGGATAATTCCACAATCTTTCACGTCGGACTTTTGGATTCTTATTTAAGGGCTTATATCGAGGATCAAACCACGTCTTTTGAATTCAGCTCCAAGAACCCGAAGGATCCGGCTAAGGCAAATATTAACGCCTCAAAGCGTAATCTTTTAGTGGTCAAGTTCGGGCTTAAGGGTTTTGACAACTTTTTGGATCCGCGGGATAAGAAGCCGCTTAAGTTTGACACGGTTTCAACGGCAATAAACGGGAAGAATTATACGGCTGTTACCGATGAGATTATTTCGATGCTGCCCAAGGCTTTGATAGACGAGCTTTCGGAAGTGATTTTAGCCGAGAATTCGTTGAGCGGGGACGAAGAAAAAAACTGATCCTGGCGGTCGGGCTGCACAAGTTTAAGCTCGACTGCCAGACGTGCTCAGACGCTTTAAAGCTGGAGCGCGGCTGCGAGGAAGATTCGCCGATTGAGGGCGTCTGGAAGTTAAAGGACTGGGAATTCAGGCGGTGTCCAAGGAAACTTGTTACTAGAGCGAGCATAGAATATTTGAACGCGTATCTTTTTTTCGAGAAAGGATATCTGCCTAATCCCGGCGGCTGGTTAGATCAGCCGCTTAAATTTATCCAGGCAATGAAGATAATCGAACGCGAGATTGCGCTGGCAAAAGAAAAAGAGGATTAATGCCTACTAACAGAGAACTCGAAATCATCATGAAATTAAAAGACGAGGTCTCAAAGCGCCTGCAGGGGATAGAAGGCAATCTGCAGAAGTTCGCCAATTCCTGCAAGCAGCTTGGTGGCACGCTTCGTCAGGTAGGCAGAGAGATAGCGCAGGTCGGCCAGAACCTTGTTTTTATGGGCGGCGCATTGACCGGGCCCCTTGCTCTTGCCTTTAAATCCGCAGAGAAATATTCCCTCTCCGTTTCAAACGAGCTTAAACGCCTTGATAACGCCTTTATCGGCCTGCGGGTAAGTATTGCCGAGGCATTAGTGCCGGTTGCGCATAAGCTGGCCAATGTCTTTGGCAATCTGCTTAATATGTGGAATAGCCTGACACCGGCAACACAGCAAATGATCGTTCAGACTATTGCAGTGACTGGCATTTTTATGACGCTTAGCGGAGTTGTAGTTGCTTTGATAGGGCGGCTGATACGTTTGAGCGGGCTTATTATTGGCTTGGTCGGCAAGCTGGCCTTATTTGCCCTGGCGCATCCTTGGATTGCCGGGATTGCTGTTGCCGTATCAATTCTTATTGTTGTATTTCTCAAATTCAGAGATGCAGCGGTGCCGGTCCTGAATGCAGTTGAGATCGGCGCGGAGATGGTCTACATCGGATTTGTCAAACTTATCAAATATCTCTTGGTGGGTTTTGACAAGCTGGCCCTTGGGCTAGAGAAATTTTACGATGTTTTGGGCAAGCTTCCCGGAAAACTCGGCGAGCCATACAGGGAGGCATCAGAGCACATCAAACGCTTCCGCGATAATCTGCAGGGCCTGATCAAAGCCTCTGATGCGGAGATGGACAGGGTAGGCAATAAGATTTCAAACGTCCTGGTGACCGGCGAGGGCAGCCTCGTTAAAGGATACGACAAGGCAAAGAATGCGATAAATGGTTTTATTGATGCCCTTAAGAATTTAGGCAAGGATGTAAAGATTGAGGAAGTGGCGCAGAAGTTTGACGCGATTCAGTCTATGGGGGAAGGCGTTGCCCGGTCATTGGGAAGCGTATTTAAGCACTTTTTTAGCGATGCGTTCAAAGGACAGATTGATGATGTAAGAGATTATTTCGCTGAATTAGGCAATATGATGCTGGAGGTCCTTGCTGAGGTCTTGGCCAGGATGATTCTTGTTAAGACTATCGGTTCAATTTTTCCCGGTATGATCCCGTTTTTCCATCAGGGCGGAATGATTTATCACTCAGGCGGCCAGATCTTACCTGTCCGAGCGCACGCAGGGCTTGCGCCTGATGAGGTGCCGGTTATTGCCCAGACCGGAGAAGGAGTTTTATCCAGGCGCGGTATGGCTGCCTTGGGCGGGCCGGACAACTTAAGATCTCTAAATGAAGGAAAGCCTGCCAAAGCAGGCATAACCATAAATGTGAATCAAGTTATCCAGGCGTGGGACGCGCAGGACGTATGGCGAAACCGCAAGATGTTATCAAACGCCATTGCGGATGACATTTATAACAACGGCAAGATTCGGTCGGTAATCAGGAGTTATACATGAGCGATTTTACTCATCTTCCGGATTTTCTCATTGATGAGGCGGTGGAATACAAAACGCTTGTGTCTGAGTTTGAAAACGGAGCAGAGCAGAGACGGCGTAAATGGGCGAATCCTTTAGCAAAATGGACACTCAGATTTAATAACAGGACCCAGGCGGAGATGGCAGAAGTTTTAGATTTTTTTAAGAGCAGGTTTGGGGCATTCATGGCATTCACCTGGACGAATCCTAATGATTCGTTTGAATACACCGTGCGTTTTGTTGAGGACAGCTTTCAGTTTAGCCGCAAGGCATACGGAGTGTATGACTTTGAATGCGAGTTTGTTGAGGTGAAATAATGCCGCGAGAAATAGACGCTACATTCAAGCAGGAGAAAGCCAAGCGCGAGAATGCGCCGATATTTTTATATACGCTTGAAAAATATGACGGCACAAACGATCTCTATCTTGCGAGCTTTGACGAGGATGTAATTTATAACGGCATTACTTATTCGCGGTTTCCTATAACTCATGAGTTTGTAGGCGAGAACAATCAAGGCCAGATTGACCAGGTTAAGGTGCGCCTCGCCAATGTCTCAAGGCTGATCCAGCTTTACTTGGAGCAGTTCGATTTCCGTGGCAAAAAAGTCACGATACGCATGGTCTGGCTGGATCAATTATCTGATCCGGACGCCTTTATGGACGACATATTTTACATCGACAGCTATACGGCAGACCAAAACAATGTGGAGCTTACCCTGACAGGAAAGTTTGACGTTCTCGGCGTAGACCTTCCGGCAAGGCGGTATTCGCGCAATTACTGTAGCTGGAAGTTTAAAGCCGCGGAGTGCGGTTATTCGGGAGCAGAGTTTACATGCAACAAGACAAAACAGAGATGCAAACAACTGAACAATTATCAGAGATTCGGGGCGTTTCCGTCGGTACCGGCAAGGCGCATCTACGTGATGTAGAGCAATTTATTATCGGCAAATATCTTGGGCTGCCGTACCGGCACCGCGGCCGGTCCTTAGAAGGGCTTGACTGCTGGGGATTCTTAAAGCTTGTCTACGCTGATCTAGGGGTGAGGCTGTTTGATATTGAGGATTTGGAATACAGCAAGATCTGGGGAGCGCAGGGTAAGGATTATTTTAAAGAGCATTACTTTCATGACTGGGTGAGCGTTAAGACGCCTGAGATGCTCGACGGAGTATTGTTTGTTAACTCAAGGAAAATTGCCAATCACGCAGGCATAATTTTGAGCAATGGAAGGTTTATCCATTGCGCAAGACCGGGAGTGATTATTTCAAGGATAAACGACCCCTCGTGGCAGACGAAGATAGAGGGATTTTACAGGTTAAAAGACAGGATATGCTGACCATAAGGAATATAGAAAATCCGTTTAAGCTAGAAGAGGCTCAAGTTAAGGAGGTTTCTTACTCCCGCCACAAGACGCTTCAGGAAGTCTTGATTGAGTCCGGCTTTGATTATGAAAATAAGCGCATTATTGTCAGCGGAAAACGCATCGAGAATTTATCCGCATATCTTGATAATGAAGACGAGATTACCATTATCCCGGAAGTAAAAGCGCCGGTAGTGGCAATTATATCCGCTATAGTTTCCGCAGTATGGGCCGTGGCCGTAGCGCATCCATTCTTATTTACGTTCTTTGTGCTATCAATGGGCTATGCCATTTATCAGCATATGAACCAGCCGAAAATGCCGGATTTCAATTTAGGTTCGGCAACCGGCATAGATGAAGGATCGCCTACTTACGGCTGGGACGGTGTGCAGACTATCCAGGAGGTAGGGGTGCCGGTGGCGGTTGTCTACGGCGAGCACAGGATCGGCGGCAACATCATCAATCAATTCCTTTGGGAAGACGGCGACAGCCACTATTTGAATGTTCTGCTTGCTCTTTGTGAAGGGGAAATCGAATCGATTGAAGCAATAGAGATTAATAATAATCCCATCGCTAACTTCAGCGGAGTAACGGTTTCAAAGCGTTTTGGCGCAAACTATCAGAGCCTTGTCAGTAACTTCGAGGATCTGCACAACCTTTATCCGGTCAATGCCAACCTGGTAAAAGACAGCCCTTATATTTATACCACTGTGGATTTGGATGTGGAAGGTTTTGAAATTCACTTAAGGCTGAATAACGGGCTTTACCAGCAGAGTTCAGGATCCGGAGATATCCAGAGTTGGAGCGTCACTTATAAGGTTGAATACAAGCTGCATTCCGAAGGCACTTATATTGATTTAGGCGAGACTACTATCTCTGAAAAATCCCGCTCTACAGTGCGCAGGGTATTCCGTAAAGCAGGGCTTGCTCCCGGGCAGTACGACATCAGAATCACCCGCACTTCAGACGACAGTTCTCTTTCACCACTTCGGCAAGGTGATTTAACGTTGTTTCAAATAGATGAACTTAAGACCGATGACTTAAGTTATCCGAATACCGCGCTTTTAGGGCTACAGCTTTTGGCCACAGATCAGCTTAACGGCGGAACCCCGAATGTTACCGCAGTTGTTAAAGGCAAAAAGGTTTTGGTGCCGGACATCAGGAATTCCGGCGCGCAGGTCAGCTGGGAGGATTATTACTGGGACGGAAGCAATTACCGGCTCTTATCCGACGATACTTTGCTTGAATGGGACGGCATAACCTATGTCCAGAAATATTCAGCTAATCCGGTATGGTGCCTGAGGGATTTCATTATTAGTAACCGTTACGGGCTAGGGGAGTTTATTTTAACAACGCATCTGGATAACGCTTCGCTCTTGGAGATGTCGCAGTATTGCGAGGAGAAAGTTGCTGACGGAAAAGGCGGTTTTGAGAAACGCTTTAGGTTAGACGTTGTCATTGACTCCAATCATAAAGCTTTAGATATTCTGATTCAGTTGAGCGCTGTATTTAACGCCATGCCGGTATACAGCGCAGGAGGGCTCGCTTTCAAGATTGATAAGCCCACACTCCCCACGCAATTATTCGGCATGGGGAATATCGTCAAAGATTC